GGGGCATCCCAACATTGGGAAGATTGCTCAACTTCTAAAGGCAGATAAGGTTGAGCGTTGTAAGGAAAATTTCTTACCCTTTGTAAAAGAGATGTGGCCTGTCTTTATATCTGGAAGGCATCATCAAATCATGGCAGATGCGTTTGAGAGAGTTGCTGCGGGCGATTTGAAGAGGCTTATCATCAACATGCCGCCTCGTCACACTAAGAGTGAGTTTGCTTCTTTTCTCTTTCCTGCTTGGTTTCTAGGCAAGTTCCCAGAGAAGAAGATCATTCAGACTGCACATACCGCTGAGTTAGCAGTTGGATTTGGTAGGAAAGTTCGTAACGCGGTTAACACCCCCGAGTATCAGGCAATCTTCCCTACCAAGCTCTCTACGGACTCCAAAGCAGCAGGAAGATGGAACACCAACAAGGGTGGTGATTACTTCGCTATCGGCGTTGGCGGCGCGGTAACAGGTAAGGGTGCAGATGTTCTGATCATTGACGACCCGCATTCTGAACAAGAGGCAATGCTTGGCAATCCTGCGGTTTATGACAGAGTGTTTGAATGGTACAACGCAGGTCCTAGACAGCGTCTCCAGCCGGGAGGGGCTATTGTTGTAGTGATGACTCGATGGTCCAAAAGGGACCTTACGGGGCAGATCATCAACAACGCAATCAAACGGGATGCGGATGAATGGGAAGTTATAGAGCTTCCCGCGCTGATGCCTTCAGGGAATCCTTTATGGCCCGAGTTCTGGAGCCAGAAAGAACTAGAGGCAATCAAGAATGAATTGCCGGTAAGTAAGTGGGAAGCCCAGTATCAGCAAAACCCAACCTCTGAAGAAGGGGCAATCATCAAACGGGAGATGTGGCAGGTCTGGGAGAAGGAGAACCCTCCTCAGTGTGAGTACCTCATTCAGTCTTGGGATACGGCTTTTGAGAAGAGTTCAAGGGCTGACTACTCCGCCTGTACAACATGGGGCGTGTTCTATCATCCCAATGAGAATGGAGATGAGATAGCCAACATCATCCTATTGGATGCATTCAAAGAAAGAATGGAGTTCCCGGCGTTAAAAAAGAAAGCATTGGAAATGTACAAAGAATGGGAGCCAGATTCATTGATCATTGAAAAGAAAGCAGCAGGCGCCCCTTTAATCTATGAATTGAGGCAACTGGGCATTCCTTTGTCTGAGTACACACCATCAAGGGGCAATGATAAGATTGCCCGTGTAAACGCAATATCGGATGTATTTGCATCTGGCTTAGTGTGGGCACCAGATACAAGATGGGCAGAGGAATTGGTTGAAGAGGTCGCGTCTTTTCCAAATGGGGATCACGACGACCTTGTGGATTCTACAAGTCAGGCTCTTCTTAGATTCAGGCAAGGCGGTTTCATTAGGTTGGAATCCGACATGAAAGAAGAAGAGCCAGTGTTTAAACGTAAAGTGGCGTACTACTAATGGACTATGAACCGTTATTTAAATTGCCTTCCGGCACAGACGATATTGAATATGTGTATGGGACAGGCAGAGGTTCTACTTACGCCCATCATTCAAATCAAACTTCTACTCGAAATAGAAGTGGCGCAAACCATAGAGATACCTCTACTGGAATACAAGGACGTTCTGGGAAAACGGTTTACATGGATCCAAAGCATGTAAACAGCATTGCTGGTCTGTATCAAAACGCAGAGATGGCAACTAAATTTCATCCAGTTACGGATAGCGAAGGAAAGCCAACTGGACGCGCCGCGTTGTATTTAACAGAAGATTATGGTCCCCGAAAAGCGGGTTCCGTACTTTCTGAAGTGCCGTACAGCCTTAAACCAGCGGTTGGATTGCATCCGGTTGAACTATGGGGAAGTGAAAGCCCTAAAGGCTCAGAAGGCCGAAACATTCACTGGGGCAGCAAAATCACCGAGATCCATCCGCGTCCAGATCGTTTAAAGCAGGCGGGCAAGGTTGGGTTAGCAGCCGGTCTTGCAGGGGCTGCTGGTGCAGCTAGTGCTGGGGAATACCGCAAAGCCGCTGGCATGTTAGGTGAAATGGCATTGCCTTGGTGGGCAAGCGGCAGTGACTTGGCCACTGACGAAGAAGCATTAGCAAAAGCCAAAAAAGCTTACGGTAAAAAATCTGGCGGCTCAGTTAAGATGCCTGATTCGTATTCCAGCGGAAATTGGAAACTAATCTAAGGATAAGCAATGTCTATTGAAAAGTCTTTATACGCGGCACCCGAAGGTCTTGAGGCTCTTGGAGAGGAACTGGACATTGAGCTTCCAGACGAAGAGCTAGGTGAAACTCAAGAAGAACCCGAAGAGCCTATTGGGTTTGATGAAAACCTTGTAGAACATCTTGACCCACGGGTTGTAGAAGAGCTTGTTTCAGATATCCTCAGTGACTTTGATGATGATATCTCTGCCCGTAAAGACTGGATCAAAGCTTATGTAGATGGTCTTGAGCTTTTAGGATTAAAGATTGAAGAGCGCATGGACCCGTGGCCGGGTGCCTGTGGCGTCTACCACCCTCTATTGTCAGAAGCGTTGGTTAAGTTCCAAGCAGAGACAATCATGGAGATCTTCCCTGCCTCCGGTCCTGTAAAGACCGAGATCATAGGCAAGGAAACCCCAGAAAAGAAGGACGCCGCCGCTCGGGTTCAAGCCGACATGAACTATCGGCTCACTGACGAGATGACCGAGTATCGCCCGGAGACAGAACGGCTTCTGTGGGGTTTGGGAATCTCAGGCAACGCTTTCCGTAAGGTCTACTTCGATCCCGGTTTAAACAGGCAAACAGCTATCTTTGCACCGGCTGAAGATGTTGTAGTTCCTTATGGCGCTTCTAACATTGAGACATCTCCCCGCGTCACTCATGTAATGCGGAAGACAGAGAACGAACTTCGTAGACTTCAAGTCATGGGGTTTTATGCTGATGTTGACCTTGGCGAACCCAACAACACATTAGATGAGGTTGAAAAGAAGATTGCCGAAAAGATGGGATTCCGGGCCTCATCAGACGATAGATACAAGCTGCTTGAGATGCAGGTAAATCTTGACATCCCCGGACTAGAACACACGGATGAGGACGGCGAACCCACTGGATTAGCATTGCCATACCTTGTCACAGTTGAGAAAGGAAGCAATACATGTCTTGCCATTCGCAGGAACTGGGAAGAAGGCGATGAAACATATAAAAAACGGCAACACTTTGTTCATTATGGGTACATTCCCGGCTTTGGTTTCTATTGTTTTGGGCTTATTCATCTCATTGGTGCTTTTGCTAAATCCGGCACCTCTATCATTAGGCAACTGGTTGACGCCGGAACTCTTGCTAATCTGCCCGGAGGCTTTAAAACAAGAGGAATGCGGGTCAAAGGTGACGACACCCCAATTGCCCCAGCAGAGTTTAGAGACGTAGATGTTCCATCAGGGGCAATCAAAGACAACTTAATGTTGTTGCCTTACAAAGAACCAAGCCAAGTCCTTCTAACGCTCTTAAACCAGATTGTTGATGACGGACGTAGGTTTGCTAACACCGCAGACTTCCAAGCGTCTGACATGTCTGCTAACGCCCCTGTAGGGACAACGTTAGCCATCCTAGAGCGTACCCTAAAGGTGATGAGCGCGGTTCAAGCCCGCATTCATTACTCAATGAAGCAAGAGCTACGTCTGCTTAAAAACATCATCGCAGACTATACGCCCGAGGAGTATGAGTACGAACCAGCAGAAGGAAATAAAAAGGCAAAGAAATCTGACTACGAGATGGTGGATGTTATCCCCGTGTCAGACCCAAACGCCGCAACCCTTTCTCAAAAGGTTGTCCAATATCAAGCAGTCATTCAACTTGCACAGCAAGCCCCGCAGCTTTATGACTTAGCATATCTACATAGGCAAATGCTTGAGGTTCTAAGCATTCCAAATGCAAATAAGTTGGTTGCATTGGAAGATGACCAAAAGCCGGTAGACCCAATGTCCGAGAACATCAACGCAATGAAGGGCAAACCCCTAAAGGCGTTTATTTATCAGGACCAAGACGCTCATATTGCAGCACACCAAGCGTTTATGCAGGACCCTATTGTTATGCAAACAATAGGACAAAACCCGCAAGCGCAAATGATTATGGCTTCCCTGCAAGCGCACATTGCAGAGCATCTAGGGTTCTCTTATAGAGCAAAGCTTGAGAAACAAATGGGCGTTACCATGCCCCCGCCCGACAAAGAGCTTCCAAAAGAACTTGAAGTCGAGCTTTCTAAGCTTATTGCTGTTGCATCGCAACAATTGCTACAGAGTAATAAAGCTCAAGCCGCGCAGCAGCAAGCCCAGCAACAAGCCCAAGATCCTCTTATTCAAATGCAACAAGCAGAACTTCAAATCAAAGGGCAAGAAGTTCAAAGAAAGGCAGGTAAAGACCAAACGGATGCCCAACTCAAGATGCAGCAGCTTCAGATTGAGAGGGAAAGAATCCAACAACAGGCACAAACAGACGCAATGCGTATCCAAGCGCAATCTGAACAGGCCCAAGCCCGCAACGCGCATGATCAGAATCTAGAACGGACGCGATTGGGTGTACAAACGGCTATTGAACAAGCCAGATTACAAAAGGGCCAAGAATGATTGATAAGTACCTACGTATTCTTATTGATGAGATTGATGACAAAATTGAACAACTCCAAGACGCGATGTCGATTGGCTCGCCCCGCGACTTCCCGGAGTACAAAGAAATGGTCGGTGTGGTTAAAGGTCTACGCATCGCCCGTTTAAACCTAACAGACCTACGTTCTAAAGCTGAGGAATCCGATGACTAAACTCGTATTGGCTACAGAAAACGGCGAAGTACCTGAAAACGCCGAAGATAAAGCCAAACAACTACCCCGCCCAGCCGGGTATCACCTCCTTTGTGCAGTACCAGAGGTAGAAGAAGAGTTTGATAACGGGCTTATTAAGTCCTCGCAAACTGTTTACTTTGAAGAAATGTTAACCACAGTGCTTTTTGTGGTTGCAATGGGTCCAGATGCATACAAAGACCCCAAGAAATTCCCTTCTGGTCCTTGGTGCAAGGTGGGAGACTTCGTTTTAGTACGTCCAAACGCAGGTTCTAGGCTGGTAATCCACGGCAAAGACTTCCGTTTGATCAATGACGACACCATTGAAGCCGTAGTGGATGACCCCAGAGGAATTAAGCGTAAATAAGGAGCTTAAACATGGCTGAATACGAGAAAGAAGAGTTTAAATTCCCTGATGAAATCGAATCCGAAGCCAAAAACGAGGCTGAAGACGACGACATTGAGGTAGAAATTGAAGATGACACCCCGGAAGCAGACAAAAACCGGGAGCCTTTGCCTAAAAAGGTAGCAGAAGATCTCTATAACGACGAGTTAGAGGACTATTCCACCAAGGTAAAGGGCAAACTTGTAGCTCTAAAGAGGCTTGCACACGACGAAAGACGCGAAAAAGAGCGTGTTTTGCGTGAAAACCAAGAGGCAACAGCCCTTGCAAAGCGCCTTTTTGAAGAGAATAAACGCCTTAAATCGTCTTTAAATGAGACCGAAAAGGTCACTCATTCAACGGTTTCAAGGGCAATTGAGCTTGAATTGGACGGTGCAAAGCGGGCTTACAAAGAAGCATATGAATCTGGTGATACAGATAAGATGCTTGAGGCTCAATTAGATTTAACGCGAATTGCCAATAGCAATGAACGTGTTAAAAACTATGTACCAACCCCTTTACAAGAAGAAGAGTTTCGTGTTCCAATAGAAGAACAGAAGTCGAATGTTGATCCAACCGCAGTTCGCTGGCAAAAGCAGAATCAGTGGTTTGGTCAAGATAAGGTGATGACGGGCATGGCTCTGGCCTTGCACGAAGCACTGAAAGACGAAGGCATCGTTGTGGCTTCTGACGAATACTACAAACGCATTGATCAAACAATGCGACATAGGTTCCCTGAGAAGTTCTCAAAGGCACCTCCAAAAAGCTCGATTGTGGCTCCCGCAACTCGTAGCACATCCTCCAAGCGTATTGCTTTGAAGACCTCGCAGGTCAACATTGCTAAGAAACTCGGAATCACTCCTGAGCAGTACGCTCGGGAAGTACTAAAACTGGAGTCATAAAATGGCTGACCGTACACCCCGCAATCTTGAAACCCGTGATTCTGAAACCCGCCCAGCATTTTGGCGTCCGCCAGAGCTGTTGCCGGAACCAGACAAACAGGCAGGATACACATATCGTTGGATTAGGATTTCTCTAAATGGCAATGCTGACCCCCGCAACATTTCCGCAAAACTTCGGGAAGGCTGGGAACCAGTAAAGCTAGAAGAGCAACCACAGTTTCAAATGCTTGTTGATCCCAACAGTCGATTTAAAGACAACGTTGAGGTTGCCGGGCTGTTGTTATGTAAGATCCCTGAAGAGTTTATGGTGCAACGCGCAAAGTATTTTGACGAAATGTCCCGTAAACAAACGGAATCAGTAGACAACAATCTTATGCGCCAGAGCGATCCAAGAATGCCTATCTTCAATGAGAGGCGATCCACGGTTAGTTTTGGTAAAGGTAGTTAAATTTAAATGGAGCTTTAAATGGCTTATCCTGTTGTTACAGCCCCTTACGGGCTAAAGCCGGTCAATTTGATCGGTGGGCAGGTATTTGCGGGTTCTACCCGCATGTATCCTATTGTTCAAAATTATGGCACCGGCCTTTTTAATGGCGATGTTGTACAGATGACCACTACCGGCACGGTAGCAATCAGCACCCTAGCAATCGGCACGACCTCGCAAGCTGCACAAACCGCTGTTCCTGCAACGGTTGGTGTGTTTGTTGGTTGTGAGTATTCGCCACCTGCTGGTCCGATCTTCGGCAAGCAACGCGCTCAGTATTACCCTGCCAGTACGAACGCAACTGATGCTGTTGCTTACGTTGTTGACGATCCTGATACCGTGTTCCAGTCGGCTGTTCTTTCCATGCCAGCGGCTTCTACCAACACGGCAACGGCTCTTAGCACGATTGGTTACATGTCTCCCATTTTCGTGGGAACTAACGTGTACTACGTTGGCGCTAACGTCGGTAGCACCTCAACGGGTAACTCCACTGGTGGTGTGGTTGGCAACACTGCTGGCGCAAGTAACGGCGCTGGTAACGTAGTCAAAACCAACTCCAACACAACGGCTTTCCGTGTTGTTGGTTTGGTTGAAGAGTCGGCTGTTACGGTTACCACTTCGTTGACTGCGGCGGCATCGTCTACGTCATTGACGGTTGCTTCGACTACTGGTGTTTTCCCCGGTATGCAAGTCATTGTTCCTGCCTTCACGGCTGGTGCTGGCGGCGCTGGATATAACACCTACGTCACCGCTGTGACGAGTGCTACGGCTATTACCGTTTCGGCAAGCATCACTGCCGCAAGCGGTTCCGCTGTTGCATTTGTTGGGTATCCTGAAGTTCTAGTTAAATGGAACTTTGGATATCACGGCTACTACAACGCTACCAGCGTCTAAGGAGTAACTTAAAATGGCAATTTCACGCGCCCAACTACTCAAAGAACTCCTGCCGGGACTTAATGCCCTGTTTGGTCTTGAGTATGCTCGCTATGGCGAGGAACACAAAGAGATCTACGAAACCGAGACCTCTGAGCGTTCGTTTGAAGAAGAGACCAAGCTGTCTGGTTTCTCTGCTGCACCAGTCAAAAACGAAGGCCAAGCCATCGCTTATGACAATGCACAGGAAGCATGGACTGCACGGTATAACCACGAAACCATCGCTCTTGGCTTTAGCCTGACCGAAGAAGCAATCGAAGATAACCTCTACGATTCGCTTTCGGCTCGCTATACCAAAGGCTTGGCTCGCGCAATGGCTTATACCAAACAGGTAAAAGCTGCTGCTGTGCTGAACAATGGTTTCTCTTCTGCCTATACTGGCGGTGACGGCGTATCACTATTTAGTGCCGCCCACCCGTTGGTTTCTGGTGGAACTAACAGCAACACGCCAGCAACTCAAGCTGACTTGAATGAAACTTCGTTGGAAAACGCAGTCATTCAAATTGCTGCTTGGACTGACGAGCGTGGTCTGCTGATTGCTGCCAAGCCCCGTAAGTTGATTGTTCCTCCGTCGCTCCAGTTCGTTGCAACTCGTTTGCTCGAAACGGAACTGCGTGTTGGTACAACCGACAACGATGTGAACGCTCTGAAGAACAATGGTTCTATCCCTGAAGGGTATACCATTAACCACTTCTTGACGGACACAAACGCTTGGTTCCTTACGACCGATGTTCCTAACGGCATGAAGCACTTTGTGCGTACTCCGTTGCAGAACTCAATGGATGGAGACTTCGACACGGGCAACGTCCGTTACAAGTCCCGCGAGCGTTACAGTTTCGGCTGGTCTGACCCGCTCGGAATGTACGGTTCGTCAGGCTCATAAGAGCCAAAAGGAAGGGGGGCTAAAAGCCCCCTTTTCTTTTTTATATGTTTGTGATATAAAGTTTAAACCTAGACCATCCCATCCGTTGACTGACTAGGCAGACTTTCCTCAAAAGACAACGGATGTAGATTGAGGATTTTATTATGGCTAACAGTACATTTAGCGGCCCAGTACGTTCGCAAAACGGTTTTCAAACCGTTTCTATTGATCCAACTACTGGCGCGGTTACCACCACATCCACCCTTGGCGTTACTACCAGCGTCACAAATCTGACGGCAACAAATTTAACGGCTACCAATCTGGTTTTCACTGACCAGAATCACCCCACAACTGCTGCAATCAACGCAACCGCCACAGCTACCGCAGCAGAAGTTGCAACTGGGTACATTACTTCTACTTCCGCCGCTGCAACAACTATCACCTTGCCTACTGGTACTTTGTTAGGCGCAGCCCTTGGCGCGACTAAGGGTACTGTATTGGACCTGTACGTTGACAACACTGCTGGCGCAAACACGGTGACGATTGCTGTAGCAACCAACGGCATCCTTTCCGCTGCCGCTGCTGCTGGCTCTGGAGCCGGTGCTGGTCTTCTGACTGTACCGTCCGGCGTTACGGGTTTGGCTCGTTTCACCATCATGTTCTCTAGTGCCACAGCATACGCTTTCACACGTACTGCTTAACAGGATAGGGGGCTGCAATGCAGCAAACTGATGTAAAAAGCACCCACCTGAACGCTTCAGGTTCGGTGTTTGCTGGACGGGCGCGTATTAAAGGGGTTGCTCTCTGTGCGACAGCCAGCACGGCTGGCACCCTTATTCTGCGTGATGGCGGTTCTGGTGGTGCAAACGTGCTTGAGTTGGACATCCCATCTAACTCAAACCCCAACTCGTTTTACTTGTTAATTCCGGGTGAGGGTGTTCTTTGTGCCACTAACATTTACGCTTCAATCACTGGCCTTGCTAGTGTGACGGTGTTTTATGGCTAAGTCCCCTGCATGGCAAAGAGCAGAAGGAAAGGACCCCAAAGGGGGTCTGAATGCGAAGGGACGTGCGTCCGCGAAATCACAAGGGATGAACTTAAAGCCCCCCGCCCCGAAACCAAAAACGAAAGAAGACGCCGGGAGAAGGAAGAGCTTCTGTTCCAGAATGGAAGGCATGAAGTCGAAACTTACCTCAGCGAAAACAGCCAAAGACCCAAACAGCCGGATTAACAAAAGCCTTAGGGCGTGGAACTGTTAAGATGGAACACACGATCTGGAACGCAGTTCTTTCGGTAGGTGTCAGTGTTGTCGGGTTCTTCCTCAAGAGCATGTATGACGAGGTAAAACGCCTTCAAGTGCTGATTAACAAAACCCGCGAAGAAGTTGCAAAAGAGTACGTAACCAAGACACAGTTGGACGCGGACATCAATCGCATCTTTGACCGGCTTGACCGTCTTGAAGCCAAGATTGATCGACTGGTAGAGAAACATGCCTAGTCACAGTTCTAAGCAGCACAATTTCATGGAGGCTGTAGCCCACAGCCCCAGTTTCGCCAAAAAAGCTGGCGTCCCTCAGTCCGTGGGCAAAGACTTTGCAGCAGCCGACAAAGGCAAAACATTTAAACATGGTGGTGGTATGAAAAAAGGTTATGCAGACGGCGGTATGCCTATGGTCAACAAGGGCGGCAAAATGGTTCCTAGTTTTGCGGCTGATGGCGTAGGTAAGATGGCTAAAGGTGGAGAGCCAAAGAAAATGATTGGCAAAGAAGTGGCTTTCATGAAAAAGAAAGGCGCTCCTAAGTCCATGCTCAAGCACGAAGAAGCCGAAATGAAAGGCATGAAAGCTGGTGGCAAGGTGCGTCGATATGGTGCTGGCGGCGGTCCTCTTGGTGATGAGTCAATCATGACCGATGAGGAATATGCAAAACAAAGAGCGGCAGGTGCAAAGAACTATGAAAGCTTAAAAGCTGGGCTTGGTTCTATGGCAGACTTTTTTATGGGTCGCCGTTCAAAAGATAAGGCATCCGCTCCAATTGAGCGTCGCGATATTGACCGCACCAACGAAATGAGGGCCAGTGCAGATACTGGTTACACACCTCCTCTTGGTACCACTAAGCCTAACATTCAATCTCCCCGCACACGGCGAGAAAACGAAAGCACTTCGTACAGCGATTTAATAGAACGTGACGATGCTGCTTCAATGGACAAAACCGCTAAAGGCCCACGGTACACAAGTTCCATGAGTATGGACGAAGGCGAATACAGCGGCCCATCGTTTAAACAAGAACCTCGCGCCACTCGTTCTTCAGAACCAGCTCGCACTCGCAAACCAATTGGCATGGAAAAAACCCAAACAAAAGAACGAGTTATTACTGCCCCAGTTAAACCCACTGCAAAGGATGTTGCAAAGTTTAATTCTGATTCTCCAGATTTAGAAAGCAGAATGGAAGCAATGAAACCTAAACGCAAGTTTGGGATGGCTTCTGACGAGACCCGCGCAGCAATCCGTAAAGGTTTAGGTAGTGCTCTTGATTTCTTTGATCTAAGCAAAGCTCATGAAAGAGAGTTTGGCAAAAAAATGGCTAAAGGTGGCAATGTTGACGGTGTTGCTAAGAAAGGCAAAACCGAAGGCAAGGTAGTTAAAATGGCTGCTGGCGGGTTCGTAAAGACCGCCGATGGTTGTGCTCAACGTGGCAAAACCAAAGCGTTCCAAGTCAAAATGAAACGTGGCGGGATGTGCTAAACCATGCGACCTTCTCGCGGGATGGGGGCAATAGACCCATCTAAAATGCCGGGGAAACGGGTTATCCGTCGAACAGATAACCCGGATGACATGTATGCCATAGGCGG